AAGACCTCTCTGAATAAATTGGTAAGAGCGTCCATCGCGTCTGGTTCCAATCCAAGACTCAACCCAGAATCAGTAGCACTTGCAAAGAATCTGGAATAATATTCTGAGAGATTGGTTTGGTCTATACCTTCCTTTGCCATACTGGTTCTAGCATATGCGTTTGCCTTCAACATAGCAAATGAAAGTGGCCGTAGTGTCGCACCCAAAAGGTCGCCAATAGGACGAAGGAACTCTCCGATAGCAATCTTGAGAACCTTCAATTCGGCCCTGAGTAGTGGGGAAGATTCCGCAAGTATTTGCACGATCTTCTGTATCCCCTCTGCGACTGCCTGTAGTATTACCAAAGCGGCAGCACCCTTTACTAATCCAGCACTTGTTCCATCCCCGCCCTCGGTCTTTAACTTACCCAACCACGCGATACGATATTGTCCTAACGCCCTCATAAAGTTGGCCTGGTCGGTAGAGAGCATCGTATCTTGAGATTTGTCGCCAGAGGACTTCTTATCAGGGACAGTCTTGGGCGTCATGCCCTTCATTATCTCTTTGTTCCAACCATCAATCGCTTTCTGAGTGGGCGTCCAACTTCCTTGGACGATGTTCATGGTTTTGGAACGCTCATCTGCCTGTTGCTTCTGATATACCTTGTCGAAACCTTTGGAGTTGAAATTAGAGAAATCGAATACCTTTGGATTGAGACTTTCCTTCAAGGCGTCAGCGAACATCTGCATAGTGTTCTTGACTTCCTCGGCAGACTTCTTAACATTAGGTACTACAGCACTTGTAGTTGTCGCCTCGGTAGGGGTGGAGGGGGCGGTAGGTATCTTGTTCGCACCATTGACGGCAGCGGGAAGATAGACGTTCAGACTACGCTCTACTTCATCCATCTTCGCTTTCAAAGCATCGAGCACCGGCGATGCCTCATCCACCGCTTTCAATACGAATGTAACCTCTTTCTCCACCATAAGAATGATCCCCTTTAACCTAGATATTCAAAGAAATCTCTAACTTCATCCGAACCTTTTGTTTCGCTCTTGAACCATACCAACCATTGAGAGTAGAACTGAAACCTATCCATGTTGTCACTCAACACCTTCTCGACTGGAAGATGGAAGTAGTAACAGACGAATCCCAATGCCTGATAGTACGAGTCTAAGGCGATGGCTCGTCCAACTTCTCTACCCGAAAATCCGCACCCTTGGCTAGAGTCTGTAGCAATTCTCTAAAGTGTTCAGGCGACAATAGAGTCAAATCTTCCATAGTGATACGAGGATCGGCTTTGTGAAGCATAGTGAACACACCGAACTTGCCCTGTTCCTCTGCATCTTCTATCTTGGACATACGAATCAGTTCCTCTGTGTTCAAAGGACAATATTCAATGTCACCCAGAATATCTGAGTGAACTATCCGCTTGGCGTTATCTTCCTCTACCAATCGCTTAATGTCGAACTTGCTTTTCTCTAATGCCATCAAAACACCTTAGATAAAAATATACTCTCTCCCCATTTCGGAGAGAGAGTTGGGGATGCACATACCAATGTGCAATATATGTATGTGCAAACCACTATTTATATTTAACTTCCACCAGTCGCGGTGATGGCCCCAGAAGTTGCCCTGTTCGCGGCAGCAACATCCGATATAACCTTGAATGTCGCTTTGGCCGTTCCCGCCTCACCTACATTTCCAGCAACAGCGGTATAGGACTCCACCATACACATGAACCAGTATCGAGGATTTGTTGCAGAGGCGGTTGTTCCCGCTGGCATGATATTGACCTGGAAGGTCGTGTTAGCCAGAGCCAACGGCCCAATCGTAGCATCTACCTTTGAGGCAGCGAAGTCCTGTAGGAAATCAACACTAATGCTCACCGTTCTCATTCCAGAACCATAGATGCGAGTTGTGTTCGTCATTGCAGTTAGATCAACCGCTTCGTTCCCTTCGTCAAGCGTTATTTGTTTCACATAGGCAGATAGATCGACTCCGTTCACACCTATGCTTGCGGTCTTAGTTACATATATTGCCATTTCTAAATCACTCTCTTTAAATCATTGTCACTTAATTAAGCATATGCCGCCGGATTTCTAGTCAAGAACTCCATGCGATATGTCACCTTTATCTCTGAGCCAACTTTGTAGTTTCCAACCTCGAAACCATAACTTAAATCTGTCACTACACACGGATATGCTCTTGGAACATTGCCATATACGACTTCACATATCCCCCACACAAAATTACCTGTAGCAGTATAGTTTGTCATTATACAGGGTTGTTGAAGATTATGCAACCAACCAGATACATTTGCGATGCTGTCAACATAAAACCCTTCCACAGAAATCTTCATGCTCTTTCCACTAACATCGAACAGAAGGGAATCTCTCCAAAATGTATTGGGTATTCCGATCTCATCCGTCTGTGAAGTTTGTTTGATATTCCATTTGGTGACAACTCCCAAATCTCTGGGAAACAGAGAATAGAAGAAATTGAATGAACCCGAAGTAAATCCAGACGGTGTTGGTGTAACAGTTCTATTTACACCCGAACCGCCCGACACATACAAAGCCATCCAATAACCGTTGGTACTACTCATGTATGGAAAGATAAAATCTCCATTTTGGATTGTGGTCGCATCCCCGGAGTCTGAGAATGTTATGTTGGCACTACCATCTATCAATGACACCGTACCAGCACCATAAGCAGTTCCGTTGGTGGTAGCATAATTGCGAGAATCGCCGGTTATTGGCATGAGTTATCACACTATCCCGAAGAACACTGAGAATGTAGCATTGCCGCTTCCTAGAGTCCAAGCCACTCTCCACCATGTATCAGTAACGGCCCCAGAACTTCCCGCATAGTTTTTCAACTCAGAAAATCCAGTTGCAGAGGAAGTTGTCGTGTGAGTTATCTTTGTCGTGTAAGCCCCACCCTGAGTTGTCGCGTGTCCTACCGTAACTACTAGAGAGGTAAATGTTCCAGGATAAACATGGAGAGAAGAATACGCTTTTTGTGTCGCGGTAACTGCCCCAACTTGCAACCCCGTACCGTTTCCCGCCCCGCTTATCGCCCTTCTTCCCTCTAAGGAAGTAACCCTGACAAGGCACTCACCGGAGTTCTGAGCATCGATGGTGAACTTAGCCATTTCACCGATTGACATTCCTTTCTCATACTTTACCGTGTCGAACTGTCCAGAGTAACCAAGTTTCCCCGCATCATCGCCGGTAGGAAGGATCGAGATAATCACATCATTGGTATTCCCATTTACAAGATTCAAATATTCATCAATGCTTGTCGCGGCATAGTCGTCATAGCCAGTGATGTTGAACTTCGCATCCTTCAACCCAGAGGCATACACCCTGGTACTGTTGGTCATGGTAGTGGCATCGACAGCATCATTAGATGTATCAACGCTCACACCTGTAACATGGTCGGTCAGATCGAGTGCGTTTATCAGCACCCTCGTTCCCTTAGTGACATAGATTGCCATTTTACTCGAACTCCTTCACGCATACGAAATCTACTGCTACATAGAAATGCGGGGGGCTATTGCTATAGTCCGCATATAGGAAAGTCGGAGAACCAAGGCATCTTACATGAAGATACCTTCTCCCGTTTATGATCTGGTCTGGGAGATTATGCAATGCAACCATTACATCGTTTGCCTTCTCCATAGCGTTATCATAAGTGTCAGAGCGAACTATCACATGAAGTTCAGGACGCTCTATACCGTAAGATGTAGATTGAAGCATCATTGGAACATAGCCGCCCCTTTGATAAAGAGCGATTGATGCTGTCGGGGTGTCAGGCAGAAAGCCCAACCAAATGCTCGTACCCACAGTTCCAATCCCCGCAGACTGTAAGGCACTTCCCATGTCAGTAGTTATCATTCGAACTTCTCCAAGATGTATCGTGAAAGTCTGTCCTCGATTATCCCCGAATCAACCATCTGCATGAACGGCTTCTCAATGTATTTCGATTTGGTCTTATGATACTCATGCACATAATCCGCATAGGGTGTGCTCGCGGACACTCTTACCGCCCCGCTTGAGATAAGATAGTTCTGGATGCTTGAGCGAAGTCTGCCCGTCTTGACGGGTACATACTCAAGTCTCGCCTCAAGTGCTATCTCCCTCGTTATGTCGAGCAGAACCCCGTCCAATCCTTGAGTCCTTCCCCGCACTTCCTCAAGCCAATCATTCACGTTGTTCCAAGTGGTAATATCCTTGGATGCCTTGGCCCAGAATCGAAGCGTCTTACCCTTCATTTCCGCAACGGGTGGGTACTTAGGACTAGCGTAAGGACTCATGTGTATATCATCTTGTAGTGTATAGTGCCGGTGAAATCAGTGATACTGTCTATCTTAATTATGTAAGGAGTGCTTCCGTCAGGGAGAGCGATCTTATCGAGAGAATCAATGACAGTATCTCCATCTACGATTATCTGTGCATTGGATATAACATCATTGCCGTTCTTATCCATTGTGTTCACTTTTTTGTATTGAATTAGACACGCAATAGACGTAGTTGATCCATAGGTAGGTAGTCCAGAGTTTCCATATCCAGTTTTGGGATAGCGTGTTATACTCTGCTTGAGATACATCTTCACGCCTGGAAACATCACCATTACTTATTCCCCCTTCTGATTCTCCACCTGTACCTGGCGAACTGACTGGTGGACATGACATATCTGTGCAACAACTCCCATGCTTCGTTTCGTAGGTTGGAGATCGCCCCATCGTTATCATCCTTCATCGAGATTACGCCTATGGTAAGACTCTGTGGCTTGGAACCATCCATTCTCCAACGAGTCATAAGGTCGGCAGTAGCCAACTTGAGAGTCGCGGCCTTGATGACACTTCCACTACCCGACACACCCGCCTTGTTCAAGTATTGAAATACCTCTTGTGTCGTGTTCTCGATAACTCTACCTAGCACAAGGCGTTCATTCGTGCTTCCTGTAATGGCCTGTAAGTCCTCTACAGACGCATATCGCATCCCACCGAACAGACAGTTGTCGAAGGCCCAATAGTTCGCCTGAGTGCTTCCTGTGTAGTTTAGGAACTCACAATAGGTCGCATCGAGATACGATGTAGTTGGGGGCATTGTCCAAAGGTTAGTCGCATTAGGATCGGCAGATATGACAGCACAGTTGTTAGACGAAGTACCGTTAATGACGATCTCGATAGTTGTCGCCACGCTTGAGAATCCTGCACCCGCTTTGTTGTCAAATCTTAGAACGGCCCCGGCCTCGAAGATAAGTTTCCCATCATGCGAACCAGAGGTGTCCGTGACCTGATAATAGGTATTTATTGAGTCTGCCGTGAGGGTTATGGTGGCCCCATTTAAATCTAGTACACTTGACATATTAGCACCCGATTATGATAACTTGAACAGAAGTTTTGCTGACTGTGAATAGTCTAGCATCACTTGGAACAGAAAAACTGGAAGTGACCTTTAATCGAGCGTCACTTGGTTTAGTAATGCTATTCGAGTATATAAATCTTGCGTTGCTAGTCTTGGTTATGGTTGTTACTTTGAGAAGTTTGGCATCGCTAGTCTTTGTTGTTCCTACGGTGATCCTCAAACGCCCATCGCTGGTCTTTGTGGTAGTCCAGGTCTGAGCGAGTCTTGCATCAGAATATTTTGTCGTTGTCCAGACCTTGACCAACCTGGCATCGCTGGTCTTGCTAAGTCCTTTGCCCTCTTGCTTCAACCTTGCGTCAGAGGTCTTGGCAAGCCCCATCCCGCCCGTTGTCAACCTCGCATCGCTGGTCTTAGTGATGGTCTTACCCTGTTGGAACAGACGGGCATCAGAGGTCTTGGAGATCGCACCAACGAATACGAGTTTCGCATCAGAGTATTTTGTGACAGTAGTTAACTTGGAGAGTCGAGCGTCAGAGGTCTTGCTGGTAGTCCAGACCTTGACCAACCTAGCGTTGCTGGACTTAGAGAGGGCTATTCCCTCTTGTTTCAATCTAGCATCGCTTGATTTGGTGAGAGTAACATTGAGTCTTAACTTGGCATCAGAGGTCTTGGTGATGCCTTTTGCTTCTTGCTTAAGTCTTGCATCGCTGAGGATATAAATGTTGTTTCCGCTAGATAACTTGGCATCAGAGGTCTTTGTTATTCCGATGGCTTCTTTCTTTAACCTAGCATCTGAGGTCTTGGTGAGAGTTGTAACCTTGGACAGTTTAGCATCCGATATCTTGCTTGTCGAGTTGGCTTCCTTCTTCAACCTGGCATCGGAGGTCTTGGTGAATACATCAACGGTCTTTTTCAGTCTAGCATCAGAGGTCTTACTGCTAACTGCATTGGCTTCCTTCTTTAGTCGAGC